ACTGGTCCAACTGGACTGATCTTCGCAATGAGAAGTAGATATACTTCAGCTACAGGAAACGAAGCGTTATTTGATGAAGCAGATACAGAGTTTTCAAGCAGAAATGCTGCGGGAACTTCAACTGCTGGTCAAACACCTGACGCTGCTCAAGCTGGTTCAAATCCTGCGATCTTAAACGACTCACCTGCTGGTGCGTACAACAGATTCGAAGGTATGACAACTGGTGTTGCTGAAGCATTAGGAGACTCTTCAAACAACGCATTTGCTGAAATGGCTTTCTCAATTGAGAAAACTACAGTAACTGCGAGATCAAGAGCTCTTAAAGCAGAATACACTATGGAACTTGCTCAAGACTTAAAAGCAATCCACGGTTTAGATGCTGAGACTGAATTAGCAAACATTTTATCTGCTGAGATCCTTGCGGAAATCAACAGAGAAGTTGTTAGATCAGTTTACATCAACGCTGAAAAAGGTGCATCTGCTAACACAGGTACAGTAAACACTACTACAGAAGGTATCTTTGATTTAGATACAGACTCAAACGGAAGATGGTCTGTTGAAAGATTTAAAGGTCTTATGTTCCAAGTAGAAAGAGAAGCTAACGTTATCGCACAGAGAACAAGAAGAGGAAAAGGTAACATAATTATCTGTTCTTCAGATGTTGCCTCTGCGTTACAAATGGCTGGTGTACTTGACTATGCTCCTGCATTAAACAATAACCTAAACGTTGACGACACAGGCAACACTTTTGCTGGTGTATTAAACGGTAGATTTAAAGTGTACATTGACCCGTACTCAGCAAACAACACAGCGAAGCACTACTTCGTAGTTGGTTACAAAGGTACTTCACCTTACGATGCTGGTATGTTCTATTGTCCATATGTACCTCTACAAATGGTTAGAGCAGTTGGACAAGATACGTTCCAACCGAAAATCGGTTTCAAAACTAGATACGGCTTAATTGCTAACCCGTTCGCAGAAACAGGTGCAGCTTCAGGCGCAGTAACTGGTGTAACTGATTCAGGTTCAGCTAACTCAAACAGATACTACAGACGTGTTCAAGTTGCGAACATAATGTAATACTTGGGTTATACCAAATCAAAAAAAGGCGATCTTTATGGTCGCCTTTTTTGTTTCTACTAAATATTAGAGATAAATAGTATTATGACTGTTACAAACTCACTTTTAAGACAACCTACAAAATTAGACTACGCTAGTCCTACACAGTTTAAATTTAGTATTCTTAAATTACCAAAAGTAGAATACTTTTGTACTTCAGTTAATGTACCAGGTATTAGTCTAGGTGACGCCGTACAAGCGACATCATTAAAAAACATACCTATACCTGGCGACAAACTTACTTACGAGCCATTACAAATGACTTTCTTGGTAGATGAAAATTTAGAGAACTTTCAGGAGATACATGGTTGGTTAGTAGGGTTAGGGTTTCCTAGAGATCATACAGAATTTAGAAATTTATTGTCTTCAGGTAATGATAGATTTCCTACAAGAAATGCGACAAACGTATCCACTGAAGCTGGTAAAACAAAATTTGCTGCGGCAGATACAGGCCCAACACTATCAGATGCAACATTAACAGTGTTATCAAGTAAGAACAATGCACAAGTAGAGGTTAGATTTAGAGACGTTTACCCTACTGGACTTACTGGATTGGCATATAATCAACAGGCCGCTGACGTTGACTATTTGACAGCGACTGTATCATTTAGTTATACAATATATGATTTTGCGAATGTAGGGTCATCAACTACAACTGTGACTACATCATAGACTGTACAAAAAACAGTTTTTGATATATAATGGAGTTATTATGGATTTAGAACAATTACAAGATTTGGCTGAAAAGAAACTAAAAATTAACGACACAGAGTTAGATTTAGAATCATTAAAGACACCTCAACTACATAACGAATTTTTAAAACACTTGACAAAGTTTAAACTATTGTTAAGTAAAGCGCAGATAGAATATTACACACAAAGAAAACAAAAATGGGAATACTATACTGGTAAAGCACCAGCACAAGTATATGCTGAAAAACCATTTAACTTAAAGTTATTAAAAACTGATGTTGACAAGTATCTGGATTCTGATCCTGAACTTGCCAAGTATAAACAAAAAGTAGATTACATACAAACAGTCGTAGATTTTTTAGATAGAACAATCAAACAAATATCAAACCGTGGTTTTCAAATTAAGAACGCTATTGACTGGAGGAAGTTTACTAGTGGCGCTATCTAAAAATGACAACCACCCGATACCTAATCATAGATAAAGTAAACGAAGTATATCTCAAAATAGAAGCTGAGGCTGATATTCGTAGAGAACTTGGTGAGTATTTTACATTTGAAGTACCAGGTTATAAGTTTATGCCTCAATATCGTAATAGAGTTTGGGACGGCAAGATTAGATTATTTTCATATGCGACTGGTAAGATATATGCTGGTCTTTATCCTTACATAAAAAATTGGTGTAAAGAAAATGATATACACGTTGTTGATGGCACAAAGATACAAGAAACAAATGTTGATGAAACAAAACTAGACAATTTAATCAAAGCACTTAAATTACCACACGAAGTTAGAGATTATCAAAGAGAGGCATTTAGATATTCTGTAGAAAAGAACAGATGTTTGTTAGTATCGCCAACGGCATCTGGTAAATCTCTCATAATCTACCTCATGTTAATATTTAATTTATTACGACTGAAAGATACTAAACAAGATAAAATTCTTATCATAGTGCCTACTACATCGCTTGTAGAACAGTTATTTAAAGACTTTAAAGATTATGGTTATAATAGTGAAAGAAACGTACATAGAATATATCAAGGCCACGAAAAAGAAACAAACAAAAGAGTTGTAATATCTACTTGGCAGTCTGTTTATAATTTACCAAAGAAATGGTTTGGTGATTTTGGTATGATTATAGGTGATGAAGCACACTTGTTTAAATCTGTGTCGCTCACAAAACTAATGTCAAAATTAGAAAAGACCAAATATAGAGTTGGCTTGACAGGTACACTTGATGGTAGTAAAACACATAAACTTGTATTAGAGGGTTTGTTTGGAGCTGTTAATAAAGTTGTATCAACAAGTGAATTAATAGAAAGAGAACAACTAGCTGAACTAAAAATTATGTGTCTAATATTACAACACGATCAAACGGCCCGACATTTTTTGAAGGATAAGACTTATCAGGAAGAGATGGATTATTTGGTATCTAATGAAAAGAGAAATAAATATATAAGAAACTTGGCGACTTCGCTAAATGGGAATACATTGTGTTTATTTCAATATGTAGAAAAACACGGAAAGCATTTATATGAAACTATACGAGACAGAGCAACAGACAAACAAGTCTTCTACGTCTTTGGAGGAGTTGATGCTGAACAACGAGAAAAAATTAGAGAAATCACAGAAAAATCTGACAACGCCATCATCGTGGCTTCCTATGGGACTTTCTCTACGGGCATTAATATACGGAACTTGCATAACATTATTTTCGCTAGTCCTTCTAAATCTAGGATAAGAAACTTACAGTCTATTGGTAGAGGATTAAGATTAAAAGACAATAACAGCGCAGCAACTTTATATGATATAGCAGATGATATATCTTACAATGGTAAAGAAAATTATACACTTCAACACTTTAAAGAAAGAATAAATATATACAATGGCGAAGATTTTAATTACGAAATCCATAACGTGGAGTTAGTCAATGGTAGCAAAAACACAACCAAATCCGATTAAAATTATCAAGTTAATAAATGGTGATGATATTGTATGTACATTACCAGCAGAACAATTAGGTGATAAGTCGCCTTTGTTAAGACTTTCAAAGCCACTACAAGTTAAGTATATTCCACAGTTTACAGCTGGAGGGTTAAAAGACTATGTAGCTCTTATAAAATGGAGCCCTTATACAAGAGATTTTATTTTAACTATTCCAAAAGATAAGATAATGACTATTGTAAACGCTAACAATGATATGACAAGAAGTTATAACCATATGATGTTAAGTTATGAAAAGTCCGAACCCTTGGCGCAAAAAGAGAAACCTGCAACATTTAAAAGAGAAAGATTGAGTGATGAAGATAATGATAGAGTTAATGAAATATTTGATGAGTTTGAAGATGATGAGTTTATTCCTAAAAAGACTTTACACTAATAGACTCTATCCTCTGCCATCGCTCTACAAGCTCTATTATACACAAAAGTTTCAAAAAGTCAACGCTGATTTTGAGCTTAAAACATTGACAAAAAAGAGGATACCTAGTATATTATAATTATGGCAGCAAAAAAAGAACATTACGTTAATAACAAAGAATTTTTAGAGGCAATGAAAGCCTATAGAAAGAGTGTAAACAAAGCGAAAAGAGAAAAAAAAGAGAAGCCACCAGTGACTAATTACATTGGTAGTTGTTTCTTAAAGATAGCGAATCATCTATCATATAGACCTAACTTTATAAATTATACATTTAGAGACGATATGATTAGTGATGGTATTGAAAACTGTCTACAATATTTGGACAACTTTAACCCTGCTAAATCTAATAACCCTTTCGCTTACTTTACTCAAATTATCTATTACGCATTTATAAGAAGAATACAAAAAGAAAAGAAACAAACAACAATCAAACATAAACTTATTATGGATAGTAATTATGATGATGTGGCTTTACAACCTGGTGATGACAGCGAATTTAAAAATCAATTTAGAGAATTTTTACAAAAGAATCTAAAGATGGACGATACTCAACCTAAAAAAGTAGAAAAAAAGAAAAAGAAAACTAGAGTAAGAAAGCCATCATCTAAATTGTTTCACTAATATATGAAAATAGCTTTGTTAAATGATACGCACTTCGGTGCGAGGAACGATAGTCCAGCATTTCTGGAATATTTTATGCGTTTCTATAATGAGATATTTTTTCCCTATCTACAAGAGAACAATATAAAAACACTTATACACCTAGGTGATGTGGTAGATAGAAGAAAGTTTATTAATTTTAAAACAGCTCATACATTTAGACAAGACTTTATGCATAGATTATACAAAGAAGGCATAGATACTCATATCATATTAGGAAACCACGATACTTATTACAAAAATACAAATGAAGTAAATGCGATAAAAGAATTATGCACAACATATGACGGTATAAAAGAGCCCTGGATTTATGACAAGGCTGTAACAAAAAATTTTGGCGGCACCGATATTTGTTTAATACCGTGGATATGTGATGATAATTATGAACACTCTATTAATGAAATACAAACAAGTAAAGCTCAACTTGCGTTAGGTCATTTAGAGATAAAAGGTTTTGAAATGAATGCAGGTCATATGAACATGCAAGGTTTAGATAAATCCATGTTCCATAGATTTGAAAAAGTTTTATCTGGTCACTTTCACAAAAAATCAGATGATGGTCAAGTTTACTATCTAGGTACACAATACGAGATTACTTGGTCAGATTACAAGTGTCCAAAAGGTTTTCATATATTAGATACAGATACAAGAGAATTGACTAGAGTGCCTAATCCTATGAGAATACATAGAAAGTTAATTTACAACGATAAAGAAAATGATTATGTGAATATGGACTTATCACATTTTAAAGATACATTTGTAAAAGTTTTTGTCACAAATAAAACAAACGAACAAATGTTTAACAACTTAATTGATAGACTACATAATACTGTAGACACACACGAGGTTAATATAATAGAAGATTTAAATACAGACATAACAGCATCTGTAAAAGATAATGTATTAGAACATC